CAGCGGCGACGCATCAATAGCAGTGTCGATGCTCTTGGCCTGGTCGGCCAGGTCTGGATCGAGCTTCTCGCTCTTGCGCAGAGCCGAGTTGATCGGCTCGAAACGCGACACGGCGTACGAGTCAACGGCATCGATCTCAGCTGCGGTCAGAGCGCGCGCGGTAGGCGCAGCTATCTTCTCTGAAGCCAGAGCCACTGATCCGGCGACGTCGCCAGCCTTGATGGTCTTAGCTGCAACGCTCGCCGCCTTAGCGCCCTTACCAACGCCGACCAACGGGTCAGCGTTAAAGTCCAGGAAGACATCGACCGCACCCGAGGAAAGCTTGCCAGACCAGGTTCCGGTGTAGTATTCCTTCTGGGCCTTGATGCCCTCCGGGGTGTACATGTCCGGCATGTCGACGACATTCTCGAGCTTCTTCGGCGTCAACGCCGGGACGTTGATCCCGTTGAAGAACTCCGTCTCGATAGCCTGTCCGGCTGAGATGTCGTCGCTGCGCTTCCAGGCCTGCGACCAGGCATCCGGAGAGAACAGTGTGTCCAGTCCGTGACCGGCTGGATTGATCGGGTTGGCACCTACCTGCATTCCCGTGGAGTACAGCTTCTTGGACTGTTCTAGCGGGTAGTTCAGCGCGAACAATCCCTTGCCCAAAGCGGCACCCACGGCCTCACCGGCAGCAGTGTCAGCAGCGGCTGAGAAAGCAGCACCAATCTTGGAGCCGGTGAACGTCATCGGCTTGGCAGCGGTGTCGGCTACGTCGTTAACAGCGTCCCAGGCATCGCCGAGCCTATCGGTCCAGCTCATGCGATCTCCTTCGGGTTACGACTTGGCAATGATCGACCGAACCCAGGTCTTCATCCCGGGTGGCGTGTCGTCCCTTTCCGCGATGGCGATCAGGGTAGGTAGGTATTTCTTCAGGTGCTGTGCATCCAACTGATCCAGATCCGGAGGAAGCCCCAAGGCTTCCGGTCCAGCACCAGCGCCGTACTCTGATCCGTCAGTGACGGGCATGTCCGGGTTCGTAGTGGGGGCATTCATCGGAGTGAACGATGGCATACTTGTCGCTGCGCCCGCACTTGAAGCAGAAGAAGATCCTGCCTGGGCCAGCGGAGCACCACCCTGTATCTCTTGAAATGTCTTCGCCTCCCCGTACTGAGCGTCAGGCAATGCCATGCTGGGCTGCGCTCCGTCCGTCCTCTTTGAATGAGCCCCGGGGCCGGAGACCGGCGCAGGATTTGTGGGCTTGCGATAGCCTCCGTGCCCCTGGGCCATGAGTTACCGCCGAGCCCTGCGAGCGTCCACGGCCTTACCGGCTTCGTCACGCTTGGCGACGTCCTCGGCGGCAGTGTCACGGTCGGCTTCCCGACTACGGTCGCCACCGATCCGGTCGCCGATGTCCGAGAAGTTCTGGCTCACCTGGTTCAGCAAGGACACCAGGCGCTCACGAGCGTCCGGGTGGTCCTCGAAGGTCAGGTTAGAAACCTCTTCGATCGCGCGCTGAAGCGCTTCGGCACCAGCGCGAACGCTGGATCGGTCGGCAGTACGGTCTTCGTCAGCCATTACTTGTCTCGCTTTCGTTGGGGGATAACTACTGTCCGGCGACCGGGTTCATGCGGGAAACGCCCGCCTGAAGATTCGGTGCGCCAGACCCGGTCAGGCCTGCGAACATTTGTTGCAGGTCCGGCCTGCCATTGGGTCCTTCAGTAGCGAGGTTCGACTTCATATCCCCTGGAAGTCCAGAATCCTGGAAACCAGAGGCACCGCCTGCGGTGGGATCAGAACCGGGGGCACCGCCCGCTCCGGGATCCGCAGCCGCAGGCGGCGGCTTCGGGGGAGCAAGCGCCTCAGTTGCAGCGTCTTCGATGGTCTTGCCCTTGGTCAGCAGCTGAATGAACATCGCCTGCTGATACAGCGGGGTGGAGATGTCGCCGCCGCCAGCGGCGATCTGAGGAATGGACTGAGCCAGTGCGCTCATTGCCATCACTAGTCCGCCACGGGACTGCTCGATGACGATCTTCCGCTCCTCTTCTGCGGCGTTCAAGTCAACCGGAAGTGCCCGACGCACGTAGTCCTTCGAAACCAGTCCGGCCCCATCTGCCTGTAGGAGGAAGACCAAGGCCCTGTTGGGGTCGAGTCCTGCGGCGAACCCGTAAGAAATATCGACGGAGTGATCGCCGTCGATGTCTTTTCCAGCGGTGTACTTGACGGAGTACGGAACACCGGCATCGTTTCCACGAATCTCCTTCTCAGCAGAGCCGAACAGCTTCTCGTCCATCTCGAAGCATAGCGCGACAACGCGCTTGAACGCCGACTTGAGGACGGTCTGAGCAACCGAGATCTGGGTATTGAACCCAGCGGCAAGCTCCTGGAGCCCACGGCCGGTAATGACGCTAGCGTCAGTCTGTCCAGAACGGGCCTCGCTGGACATGGAGCCAGCTTGCTGTTCTTCCTTCAGTTGCTGGACTGCGGAGAATGCCTGCGGAGGCATGTCCAGCCGCGCCCGACCCACTGACGCTGCACCTGCATTGGTATGAATGATGGAGTCTGGCCCCATGCCCATGTCATCAACATCCATGGGTACGACGAGAGGCGCTCGAACCGCCTTGTCGACGCCTTCCATGAGTAGCATCTGAATACGATGACGGGCAAGCTGGACCCAGACGACGTCGTCGTAGGCTCCACGAGTGGTGTCTTCGAAGTTAGGTCGCGTGCCCACGACGTAATAGCACTTGCCGATGGGGTTGGCCATGTCCTCAAGGACGAAGTCTCCGAGCTTGGGGAGGTAGACCAGGATCCGCTTGTCTGAGACATACTTGACCACCTCCACCTTTCCAGCGACGACGCCCATGGGGCTGTTCTTGCTCATGCCTACCAGCTGCGGGTAGTCCGCGCAGAGGGAGAAGTAGTCCTGGTACCAGACTCGGACGAACTCTGTGGTTCGTCCACGCTTGTCAATGACCGGATACGCACCGATCGAGGACTCAACCGAGATGTACGGTTTCTTCTCCTCGAAGTCCGGCTCAACGCACATCACGATCATGCCGAACGAGTTGTAGTGATCAGCGCCCATCTGGTTCATCTGGCGCTCGAAGTCCGAGCACTCGAAGTAATGACGGGCGATCTTGGTGCGCTTGTCGGCGAACTTCTTCGCCGTCTCGTTCAGGGTGCTGGTCGCTGAGCAGTTCAGGCTAGGCAGCGGAGCGATCATGGCAGCCATGTCGCGAGCTGCGGTGTCAATCATGTTAGCGACGATGGGTCGCTGGAAGTCGTCCGAGAACAGATCGGGGGCAATGGCCTGGAAGTCACCACGGCGTACCGCCTGGACCTCTGCGACGCGCTGATCCCGGAAGGAATCACGCGCCCGCAAGGCTGCGACCCTAGCTGGGATCGGACCCAGGTCGGTATGCTGGTACATTAATTAGCCACCTATCGCCGCAAGGCGGTATGCCTCCATCGGTACGACAGACTGTCGGGCCTTGTCGCCTCTGCTGAGGTAAGGATTGTCGATGAAGTACGACCGCTTCTGGCGGCCGACTCCTAAAAGGGTTCGAGCCCGGAGCTCAGAGAACCACAGGGCCATCGGCCCGTCCTGCTTGAGATCCTTGCCCAGCTTCCCTGGTGCCCAGGTCGTCAGCTGCTCGATCAGAGCGCGAACGCCTTCGGACATGTTCGGATCCGGAAGCTCGATGATGTTCATCCCGTCATGGTCAAGCCCGCCGCGAACATTGTTCGTGTGCTGTTTGAGCCCACCAAACAGTGACGCCATGCTGGCGACACCGAAATCCGGGTCTTGCTTGTTCCTCGAGGTGTAGTGAGGCGTGATCTTCACGCCACGAGCCTGGCAGAACGCCTGGATCTCCTCGTCGTAGATCAGGAACAGCTGGAAAGCGTTCTGTTCGATGACCCACTCGTTCACCTTGAACTCGTCCGTAACCCATTTGATGTGGTCGCGGATGTAGGCGGGGGTCGGAGACGTCTTGACCCAGGCCTGCATCAGGCGGCGGTTGATCCCGCCGTCCTTGGAATTCTTGTCGATCGCCATGACCAGCGAGAAGGTGTCCCCGGACATCGCCGGGTCCATCGAGGCTATGACGTACTGGCCTTCGGGTCCATTTCGCGGATGTCCCATCGCACCAGCCCGTAGCGGGCCAGGCTTACGGCTCCGGTTAACGGAGCCGAGTACACAGGTCGGGTGGAAGATAGCGTCTTCTGAGACGTTCTCCTGCTGGTAGACGAGGGACCAAATGCGAGGAGGCTTCTTGTCGCGCTCCCTTTGCATTCTAGGCCCGTCCCAGGCCGAATACATGCCGTCTTCTTCCGGCCTCTGACCAGTCTCCATAGGAGATGATGTGCGTGGCCACAGCGTGACCCAGTCGCGAGGGTCCTCGGCGAACTCAAGTACGGCTGGCTGCCTAAGATACGACCACGGAGTCTTGCCCGAGAGGTAACGCTCGCCGTTCTGGAGTTCGGAGTACATGTCTTTCGGCGCGAGCCGGGTACCAACGATGATGATCTTGCCGTCGCGGACACGGTTCTCCACCTCAGACTCAAGCCAGTTGATCTGCTTCTCGAACTCGTTCGCGTTGCTGGAGACGATGCAGTCGTCCATGATGATGAGGTCTGAACGGGTACCATAGATCTGGCCACCCATACCGAGAGCCTCAACCGTCGGGTCTTTCTGACCCGAGTCGATACCACGGACGTAGATCTTGTCCATGCCCCAGGTCGCGCCGTCCGCACGATCCGGCTTGAAGCCGCCGTCCGGGGCGTAAGCCACCTGAAGCTCAGCGTAAATCGAGCTGGCGAGGTGAAGCTTGATCTGGTACAGGAACTTCTTCGCCTGATCCTGGCGCTTGGAGATGATCACGATCCGTATGTTGGGGTTCATGCATATGCGATAGACCGCATACTCAACCGTGATCGTCTGAGACTTGGCGTGGAACGGAGGGACGTTGACGATGATCCGATTAGGATCAGACGGCGTCCACGACTCACCCGGGCGTGCCTTGTACGGCTTGCCCTCGATAAGGTCCACCCAGGCCTGCTGGTGGGGGTACGTGTCCATACCCAGGAACCGCTTGCGCCAAGTGGCGAAGTCGAGGGTAGAAACATCTTCCTCGACTCCGCGCTGCTTGGACGACTTGCGAGCGCGGCGGATCTCGTCCGCGCGCTTGCGGAACTCAGGGTCACTGGCGCGCCAGTTCTCGATCGTCTTCAGTGAGCTGCGGCCAGTGATGACCAGAGCCTCTGAGTTGGACTTGCCAGCAGCAAGTCCTTGAAGAAAGAGATCCTTGGCATCAGTGACCGACAGCCCTTTCGGGCTAGGCACGCCGGATCAGGTCTGGGTACCGACGACGGTACCGTCCGTCGCGTTGGCCGGGGTTCCGGCCTTGAGGTACAGCTTGCCAGCGGTCCCGACGAACAGGGTGTAGACGGTCAGGCCGTCCTCCGAGATGAGCAGCAGCGGCTGCGTGGTAACCGCAGCGTTGAAGTCAGCACCGAACGGCTTGCGGCCGAGCGGCCCCGGCTGCGGGGAGATATACGCGTTGTTGGGCATTGCTTATCCTTTGATGTAGGTAACGTGCGAAACGAACGTGAACGACGGGGTAGTACCACCGACAGTCCACGCGAGTCGCCACGTCCGTGGCAACGGGGAGTTGCAGGACCCGGCAGCCACAGTGGGAATGCCCGGGAACACCTTGATGGTATAGAACCCTGTGGTGGTGATCGACGCCGTAGCGGCGTTGGTCGCGTCAAGGTCGATGAAGTTGGTGCCGTCGATCGAGTACTGCACCTTGAACACGATGGTCGGCGTAGTACCCGAGAAGGCAGTGACGTTGACCTGGATGATCCCACCGGTCGCGTCGTAGTTGACGGCGGTGACGCCGTTACCGTTCGCAGTCCGAGCGCCCGTCAGGTCAACCGCAGTACCGGCCGTGTTGGACCGCGCGCGGTCCCAGGTCGTTCCGTTGAACAGCATCCCGTCAGCGGCCAGGCGGCCGACGTTCGGGTTGGACTCACCGTCCGCCAGCGAGGAAGGCGCACCAACGCCGGACTGGAACGGAGCGATCGGCTGAGCGTACTTGAACGTCTGAATGGTGATGCTGGCCGTGCCAGACGTCCAGGCGGTAGACCGCAGCCGGAACTGCCGGAACCCGCCGAGGAGAACGTAGTACTGAACGGAACCGTTGGTTCCGAATGTCACCGAGTTCTGGTAGGCGGTGGTCGCGGTGGAATCCACGCGATAAGTGATGACTGATTGCCAGGTGCTTCCGTCGACTGACGCCTCGAAGGCGCAGACGACACCGGCGTACGTTCCGTTCACAACGACGTAAGCACTGGTCTGGTTGTAGCAGTCAACAACGATGTTCTGTGCGGAGGCAGTAATGCTTCCGTAAGTGATTTCAGCTTCAGGCAAAAGAGCCTCCGTATTAGACGGAGGCACGCAGTCTCCGAAGAAGGAAAGAATGGACATAGGCGATTCGGCGTAAGCGCCGAAGCCGAATCGCATAGTACTGTTTAATAGAGCAGCGCCACAAAGCGCTGCTCACAGAAAAGCAACTTCGCCCTTGATAGGCTCGTTGCTTTTACTACGCTCGCTTCGCTCGCTTTTCGGCTGCGAAGATATGGAGCCCTCAGCGGAATATCTTCGCTTGAGCTACGATATTCCTGAAGAACTAATATAGAGGAAGCGGAAGCTTGGAAGCTTCCTCTATCTATATCCGCTGAGCCTTATAGCTCAGCGGTGTTAGGGACACCCTCAGGGGTGTCCACAATAGGGAGCCCTTGGGGGCTCCTAGCTCTGAGCGCCTCAGGGCGCTCTACCAGAGCGAGCCGCTCGCCTTGAAGGCTCGCTCTCTTGTAAGTGCTCTCACTTATATATAGGCAGTGCTGAACGCACCTGTATGCTGTATAGGACCACATGCTGAGACAGAAACTCTCTGACCAGCAACGATGCCACCGGGAGGAAATTTCCGAGTCGATAGTAGGGGAGGGGGAGGGGGCGCGTTTAAGCATGCCCGGGTCAAGCTGCATGGGCGCAGGGTACAGGTTACTGCTCGGTATGTCAAGCAGAATGGCCTGATGTGAATCAAATCACA